TATCTTGCAAAAACGCTTATAGATGGCTCTATCGGAATGGGCTGGACGACTAAGTATACGTCGTTCAACAATAACCCACTACGCGCCGCCGCTACCTGCCTAATCAAAAAGTTGGAGGCTGAAAATGAATCAATACTCACTACTGGTTGAGTATTTAGCGACTGCATTTTGTGCGTGTGGTTATGGTTTGGTTATTGGTAGGGCTTTGGAGTTGATTTTATGAAATGTTTTGGTGGTTGTGAGTTGGTATCCCACGAGGGGATTAATGTTAAAAATGGAAAGGATGAAATAAGGCTTCAAACTAAGGATGGCGCAAAAATCGCAGTGTTTGAATATGCTGGTCACTGTCAGTCCGCAGCTAAAGCGATAAACAGCCATGACGCACTTGTTGAGGCTTTGGAGTCGGTTCTTGGTATGAACTTTCCCTGTGAGTATTACGATGATGATTACAACAATATCGTATCTAAAGCAGAGCTGGCTTTAAAGAAAGCAAAAGGCAACTCATGATTAGATCAATGGTGTTACTACTTGCAAAGGGTTTATTGATGATTGTAGCGGGGGTTTTGTGAGTAAGCCAATTTTAGTTGATTTATTTTGTTGTGGTGGCGGGGCTGGCAAAGGTTATGCTGATGCTGGTTTCGAGGTTTGGGGTGTTGATATAAACCCTCAGCCCAAGTACCCGTTTAAGTTTATACAAGATGATGCTATTGAGTTTTTTAAGAAGAATCATCACTTGTTTGATGCATGGCACGCAAGCCCGCCATGCCAAAATAACACCAAGTCAACAAAGACGCACAAGGCTAAAGGGAAAGTGTACGAATGCTTTATCGAAAGGGTTAGGGATATGTTTAACGAGGCTGGAGACAAGCCTTGGATAATCGAAAACACAATGGACGCGCCACTCATTGATCCGGTAATGCTGTGCGGTGGGATGTTCGGACTTAAGACATACCGCCATAGATTGTTTGAAAGCAATATTGAACTGATTGTTCCAGAGCATCCAGAGCACATTGCAAAGAATGCAAAAATGGGGAGAGCTCCAAAAGATGGTGAGTTTATTCAGGTTGTTGGTCATTTCTCAGGAGTGCCATTTGCCAGGGAGGCCATGGGGATTAGTTGGTTAGGGCAAAAAGAATTAGCTCAAGCAATACCACCGGCTTATACAGAGTATCTTGGCAAACAGTTAATGAGGGCTGTTAATGAACGAAAATAACGCGTGGTTGTTACTAGGTTTGGCCGCTGTGCTTACAGGTATTGCAGGTGCGGCGATTGTTGTTGGTGAGTTGAGTAAGGGGGAGTTGTGAGAGAGATTAAGTTTGAGTTTGTTGTTGATGATGAAGTTTGGACGCAAGAAGAATTGCACGAAGACCCTGACTTCAATCTCCAATTCCATGTTGATGGATTTAAGCTTTTTTGCTACGTCGAAGATGGTTTTGCTGGGTCATATAGAGGGGTTGAAATTAAGATCAGGCAATACACCGGACTTAAAGACACAAACGGTGTTGAGGTTTACGAGGGTGATCTTTACCTTGTTGATGGGTATGGTCTTGCAAAAGTAATTATAGACCCTTATCACGGAGTTTCTTTTGAAGGTGTACTAAGTGATTGGTGCGGGGTTGTTACTTTATCTTGTGTTATTCAGATGTCACTTGATTACGATCGCAAAGGCAATATCCATCAAAACACAGAATTACTAGAAAATGCCAGCCAACCCGATAATTAAAGAATTCCTACGTCGGGTTAAGAGAGATAGAGAAATAGAAGAAGAAGCCCGTCGAAAATGACGGGCTTTACTTATGGCAAAGGAAGATCAAGTTCACCCTCATACCACGAAAGGTGAGAAGCTATCCTTTGGTTTCCAGAATCCAAGCTTGTTATCTTGAGCATGTAAGCGGTATTTGGGGCCAGTATGTGCTCAGGCTCAACAAGTGTTAACACCCCACCCTTTCCCTGATTTGACGCATTGCCGAACGCGTATATCGGCGCGAACAGTAGTGAGCCATCATTGGTTATAGTTGCACCCACAATTATCTGCGACAAACCAATGTTCGGTGATATATCCGTTGCGTTTTGGTATGCTGCTGGGCTTCCTCCAGTATAAGCGGGCGCTTTGTATACCTCCGCTTGAACACCTTCCCCCGTAAAGCTTACAGTCCTTCCTTTTAGCGATACCGGCAGCGCGCCAGTTAGAAACACGGTTTTCAGCTCGGTCGCCGTTGCTACCGTTCCGAAATCCGCCGAGCCCTCAAACTGGGATCCGTTCTTTATATTTGCCTCCGTGTAAGACTGTGATGTTACCGCCCTTTCGCCTGAATAAAGCCCTTTTGGTGTAACGCCTGGGTAGCTCATATTAACTCCTTTTGAATACATAGCCGCGGAAGTAAGCAGCTCCGGTAACTCCGAGGAGATCAACTCTAGCCCGAACCGTGCACCCATTAATTGTCTGCGGAGTATAAGCCGCGTCTGGTGGTGAAACGTTTGCGGCCAAAACCTTATCACCTACAGCCTCAAGCCAGAACCCTGACTCGTACTCGCCCCACGCTGAAACTGTACCTGCAGTAGGGGTAACAGGAGTGTCACCGGATGCGTCGGAGTAAAATGACAGGTACACATCAGCAACATCGTTTGATACTGATAGTAGGTCGGTATAAAAGGAATCATCTGAAACGGGAATGACGGTATTCCCAGAAGGGTCTTTGAAGTACGTTCGTTTTGCCATTGTAAAACCTCATTTCCTTAGAGGGGATGCCGCGTATTACCACGGCAACCATTTTAGATAGCACTTCCCTGTGCTTCTTGATGATAGCAAATAACCTTGCCTGTTACACCTTTGCGATGTATGCGGTTGATAGGCTGGTAGCCCCTGTGATTGTGAATGTTACCTCGTTCCCAATATCACCAAAATATGCCGAGATTTGATTAAGCTGAACGCTAGTCACCTCACCGTTTACACAGGTGATATCTTTTCCGCTAGATAGATCGATAGAGCCAACATTTGCGCAATCGTGAGCTGTAACACCAGCACCGAGGATGTTAACAGTAATGCTTGCCACATCCCCGTTGCTAACCAACAGTGTGAATGAGCCGTTCTTATATGACCACGTGTGCGGGCCGGTTGATAGGTCTAGCGGGATCACCGAATTCTGAGCGGATTCAGATAAATCTAATACTGGAATAGTTGCCATTGTGTTTCCTCCTGGTTGTTTAATTTATTCTATCACACATAAAGAAAACCCCGCACTTGGCGGGGCTTGATTTAATCTTCAGCTTTCTTTTTGGGTTTTCGCTTCGGTGTTTGCACCTCGAAAGCCTTCTCAGCGACCTCTCGGACATGAGGCTTAAGCGATGGGTGAAGATTATCTGTGTCGATAATATCACCCTTGCTAACCTGATGGCCCCAAGGCTTTACAACCTCGTACTTAGCCATAATTAATCCAAGTCTGCCGCGTAGAACACACCACCGCGGTCGTTCACATCACCCTGAATCTGGAGTCCCATCGCGCCCCAGATCAGGAAGTTATAGTTATCCATTGGGTTCATTCGAGCCATTGGAACCATGCCAACAGATGCGCCGACAAGTGGAGATATAAACATTTTGTTCTTAACGTAGCAGAAGAACTCATTACCATCGCCAGCCTTGCCAGTCAGTTTAAATGTAACTTTAAACTCTTTGATGCGACCGTAGCGTAGAATATAGTCACCAAGGGTGCCTTCTTTAAACTCGCCAGACTTTGAATACGGCTCAGAAAGGCGACGACCAAGGGCAGGCGTTACCCACATCTTATCAACGAATGCGACATAGTTATCATCAAGCTCTTTTGCGAAATCTTTTGTATAGAACGCGATAATTTCGTCATTTGTCGCTGTAACTAGGTTGATATTAACACCACCAGCACCGAGATTAATCTTCTTGGTGTGACGGTGGTTTCGAATGCCTTGGCCTTCGTATGATTTTTCCTTAATTTTAGCATCGCCATCAAGGAAGTAATCCGCAATGTCAGACATTACTTTGACGGTTTTGCGTCGCTGCGATGATGTTAGTAGATCGACGTTTTCAGTTTCGAGTCCAGACCAGTGACGCCAGTTAATGCCGACACCAGCACTAAAGATAGGAACAGGGTCGCCGTCAGTTTCTGTCTCCAAGTAGTCAAATACCGTTGGAGTGTGACCGTCCATCGAGCGCTCAACAGAGCCTTCAATGTCGCCGCCATTGGTGTACAACTTCACGGTCTTGCCGATTGGCAGCGGACTAGCAACGCCCATCAAGTCGGTCACGAACTCGCGCCCCTGATCATGGTCACGCACTTCAGTGATAACATTGTCCACCTCACGCCACCAGTCACGAGTCAGAATACCGGCGCTATTTTTTTGGAACGTGACTTCATCCATTGCATTCCCGTACACGCCGAGAATATTTTTCTGATCGATGTTGTGAAATTTACGGATTGAATTCAGCTCGTTAAATTGAGCCTTAGTGCGACGATCCGATTCGATAGCCGCTTTGTTGAATGTCATGCAGTTAACTTGCATTATTTATCTCCTATGCGCCACGAACGCGGACTAGTTCAGCACTAGCACCGACGGTGTATGTTTCTTGTGAGAATGCAACGATATGATCTGTTGCGGGAGTGCCGATTTTAAGTTGTCCCGCGATTGCTCCAGGAGTTAGCGGAGAGTCTTTCACTAGAACGGAAGTCGCATCAACAAGGACAGCCAACTCTCGGCCCTTTTCGATGTACTCGAATACACCAGTCGTGTCAGCAGCAACAGCTGTATCTGATGTCTCACCGACAAGATTGTCAGTGTGAGTTACGTATAACTGAATGCCAGATCCGCCGCCTGCTGTAGCGAACTTGTCATATTTGGTTGTTGTTGAGTTGTAAACTACCACTGAGCCAGGAAGGGTTGCCTCTTCGACTAGTGCCGTTTCGGTAATGCTCTTACCGTCTAAATTGATTCGGTTATAGCGTCCCATGATTTCCCCTTACTCCGGAATGTAATCGTCTAATTCGTCTTTTGATGCGTTCGCCTGCATTCGACCACCAAGAAGACCAGCGGCCGGTTGAGCTTCAGCAAGCAGCTTATTAATCGCAGACTCTGGAAACTCTTTTAGCTCATCTTCTGCAAATGAACTGTTTCGCGCCATGATAGTTTTGATTGCGTCAGACCTTTTCTCATCGGCGTTGTCTGCAATCTGAGATTTTAGAGAATTCACCTCTGAAATCAGAGCGTTTAACTTCTCATCAGAGGCGTTAGTTTTTGGCTCGTCTTTCTTTTTGGTCTCATCTTCGTCTTTTTTGGCTTTCGCCTCTTCATCCTTCATGGCATTATAAGCCTCGAAGACCTGATCGTCTGTCATATCTTTAGTGTCGATATTAGCCTTGTTCAAGGCCTCCAAAAACTTACTCATATGATTACTCACCTTGGTGGTTAATTTGGTGTCAGGGCTTAACTGCCCATCTGGTGTAGATTTTACAGCATTCACCAACTTATTCCAAATTTTGCTAATAAGTGCACCATCAGGATCTGATTGTTCTGAGCTGCGGTTTGCAATGATTTCATCTAGGTCCACAATGTCTGTGTCTTCAGAGTTAAACCTCATCACAGTTGCACCCCCGCCAGCTGGGCGCTCGTCGAGAAGCATTGCCAGATGGTTATAATTCTGATTTACAGCTCGGCGTGTGTATGCCTTACCTTTTGCGTTGACACCGCTTATCTCATTTCGCTCAAAAGTAAGACCGGTACTAACACCGACGTTATCCATGTTATCAAGCGCATTCGCATAACGATCGCCGTCATCCTGCGCGCGCATGATCTTTTCTTTAATCTCAGCGCTAGCGTACCAGACGCCATCACTATTTGATGTACTGGTAATAGTCCCGCCAGAGTAGTAATCACGAAGCCCATTACCCTCCATTGCGGATACATTCTCTCCGTTAACGTGAGGATGTGACAGCGTGACAGGCTTGCCAATCATCGACTTCATGCCTTTGGCGTTCTCGGATTTGTCGTAATGGACTTTATTCATTACCTCGTCATCTACTGTAATAGGGATATCGCTGATTACGTAGTTGCCGTTAACCTTCTTGATTTGACTCTTTTTGATGTTAGTGAAAAAAAGGATATTTCGCTTCATCAGTACTCCTCCTAGGTTTTGTATATTGTATCACTAAACAGCAGATATAAAAAAAGCCCCGAAGGGCTTAGTCGTCTTGCCTGTATTCGCACTTACCAGGCGTGTACTTACCATGCTGATCGCCCTTATCTCTAATCTCAACAATTGAAATATCCTGCCTGTTTGTACACTCAAACTCCTTCTCAACAGTCACCAACCCATCAATAGGAACGTTTATTTTCAGTGAAATAATCCTCTCAGACTCTTGCTCAATGTTAAGAAGATGGCAAATCTGATTCATTATACTTTGCCCTGTCATCGGTGTGTTCATAGCTCTATTCTCTCCATTTTATCAACTCTAAATAGCGGGTTCCCGTATCCGGAAACCTCACCACTTGAGCATTTTCTTGCGTGCTCCCTGCCTGTCCATTCAGAGATTATCTGCGAGGTTGTTACGGGCTCATCCTTTTTTATGCATACAATTCTATTCATTACTCACCCCACTTAATAAATTCAGACACCGACACCTCAAAAACCTCAGCGATCACAGATATCATGCTAACGCTTGGTGTTTTCCGGCCCGTGCATAGGAAGCTAACGAATTGCACGCTCACCCCTAACTCACCAGCAAGCCATTTTTGACTTTTATGCTTCTTTGCCAGACCAACCCTTACCGATTCAGCCAAATCCATACTACCTCCTGATTTAATTTATATAGCCATTATGGGCTTTGCACATTTAATGTCAACCTATTGGTTAATTTAGATATTGACAACCACAAATCTCAGGCTTACCATTGAGCTATCAACTAAGGGGAATTTATGAAAGTTAACGCATCAATATTTAAAAATATGAGCGATACAGAGGCGGCACTGGTAATTGACTCTGACGGCGAAAAACAAACCATCGGCGGGATTAATGCGTGTAACGGTACTTGCGGGTGCTGCGTGGGCGATAAGGAGTACGAGCTGATTAAGGTTATCGATCTCGAAACAATGGAAAGCGTGAAGTCAAAGTTCATTGCTTTAGATGTTGTTGAGTACCTTATGGGTGATGAGTGATGCCTAAATCAAAGAACAATCGAAAGAATGGAAAAAAGAAAGGCTCCGTCTGGAATAAGATAAAAGCAAGGCAGCGTGGGTGGGGCGGGCATTACGATGGTGATGGAAATCGCATTTACTTCGACCCAATTAAGGTCGGTTATGCAATAAGGGGTGAGTGATGATTAGTAACGGCCAAAAGGTATGCATTATCGCAACAATGATATTGTCGTTAGTCATAATTGCGGGTCATGTTATAGAAGAGTTCAGCGTTCGAAATGAGATATGGTATCTCAATATGACGCTCATTGCTGCGTGGGCGATCTGCAACGCAATTGATAATAAGGGGTGATTGATGAGTGATTTAAAACCGTGTCCGTTTGGCATTTATTTTGTGACCATTTAAGGTGAGTAAAAGGGCGTAATTAAGGTTTGGTTTATGAAAAAAATAAAGAGCAGGCAGGGCGATTCGATATTGGTTTCTGACTGTGACTTTGATTGGCTTTCATCTATTGAATGGAGTGTTTATGACAGATACGCAGAATCGGTAATCATGGGCTCCACAGTAAAGATGCATAGATTGATATTAGTGGCTAGTGAATTAAAGCATGTAGATCACATAGATGGTGATGAACTAAATAATCAAAGAGAAAACTTAAGGCTGTGCAATAGATTCCAGAATCAACAAAATAGGAAACTTAACAAAAACAGCACAACGGGGCGCAAAGGCGTAAAGTTAATGCCTAACGGTAAATTCAGAGCCAGAGTGCAAGCCTTCGGTAAAAGATATTCCCTAGGGTGCTTTGACACATTAGAAGAAGCATCGGAGGCAAGATCAAAAAAAGCAAAGGAGTTACACGATGAGTTCTACAGAGAAAAATGATTTACTACCTTGCCCATACTGCGGGTGTGAAGATATAGATGTTAAATACATTGGTAATGACCACACAAAGACAAGAAAAGTACAATTGAAATGTAATTCATGCCGCATAACCCGCACGGATGGTGCTATTTATAATGATCACGAATGGTGTTACGAAACAGCGAAGAAACAATGGAACACCCGAGCCGATAGTTGGATTAGTGTTGATGAGCGATTGCCTAATCCGGATTTCGATTGGGTTCTGGTCTATTCCGATAGTGCAATGGCGACGATGATGTACACCAAGAATAATGGTTTTCATGGGTACACACCAAATCATATAGCAGTATCGATGATAACCCACTGGAAACCACTACCACCAGCGCCAACAAAGTAATAAATGGACGCGATTAAGCGGCCTTAGTTTTCTTCTTCACCTGCGTTTTATCCCAAGCTTTTTTCTCTTTATCCATCTTCTTGAGTGCGACCTGCGATATTACAGGCTTGCCCTCTTGGATTAATACGGCAGTCTGGGCGCAGTAACAGTTATAGCGATTGCCTCTCTCTGCATAGAATTCCTCAACCTCCTCCCTTGTGTATATTCTCCCATGCCTTGATGCATGCCAAGGTCGAGTCGTGGGTATTAGGGCCGATGTCCATAGCATTTCCGTTCTAATGCCGTACTGCTCGTCCGCTCGCTCATTCTCCTTGCGATTAGCCTCCCTGTACGCGCCAAGCAGCGACGTTTGAGCTATGCGCCTTGCGTCACTACGGCTAACATCGAGCCTTTCCTTAACTAGTCTAGTGGCATCCCTAGTCGACACGCCGCGAGTGATTGAATCCTTCAGGATGTTGGCAATCTCGCCCTTAGCCTTCTCTGCAAGCCCCTTCCAGCTAGTCCATGATGCAGATTCAGCGATAGATAGTCTTGTTATAAAGGGTTTGCTTGTTAGTACCTTAATCAGCGACGCCTTTTCTTCGTATAGCGCCGACTGCGCAGCCAGGTTATTAAATGCATCCTTCGTTCCGCGCTTGGATTCGGTCTCAAGGAACTCATAGAAGAATAAATTCCTCTTCCCGCCACTCATCAGTATCGAGTCAATGATAGCCTCAACCTCTGCCAGTAGTCGCTTGTACGATGAGCTTCCAATGTCATAGCTAACATCGGCATTCACGGAATACAGAATAGGCTCGCCACCATTAATGAATACGAACTGGTTTGTTGCTGGCGCCGGAGTTGTCGGGATGGCAAGTATCTTAGCCTTAATCTGCCGGTTGATATCCTTGTACTTCTCGGTCAGCACAGCAAATGCACTGCTGACTGTTTTGGAGCCAGCTGGAGCATTCTTGTTTCGAGGAAGGATAACCATTATTCCACCCTTGGATTAATATCGTCATCGGCATCTTCCCTTGCCTGCATTTGCTCGTCGGTAAACTCATCCAGCTCTCTGATTGAGTCGGGGCCAAGTGCGCGTATCTCGTTTGGCTTGATAATCGGCTCTGCATAGGCCTTGGTGCTTTCAACTCCAACTTTTATTGCCTTCTCCATCAGCTCAAGCTTCTCGACATCCTTGGCTTCGTTCAGGTTGGGCCATTTGAAGCTGAAATCAAACATAGGCAGAACACCAAAGCGCATCATTCGGCTTAATAGGTTCGTCAGGATTGAGTTTACATGCCCCGTTTGACGCGCCATGAATACGTTGTTCTTCTCTACGTTATCCTCTGTTGATGCTCGTTCGCCTGTTTCATTACCGATAACAGAGCGATAAGGCATCCCAGACGGTGCTATTGAATGGCGCTCTAGCATCTTTACGGTAGGTTCAGGGTCAGCTGGCGCTACGGATAGAATATCTGTTTTCATCCCCTTCCCTATAATTGCTCCGTCAACCCCAGTATTAAGCACAGCCATTCGCTCATTGAACTTTTCGCGGAATAAATTTGCCGCGTCAGGATCCGATTGATTGACACCGTAAACGGCCATCATTTGCCCGAAGTCTGTATCCTTGTCAAAATCAATCGCTAGCTGCCTTGATGCATTCTTTCTTAACCCCTCAGCTGCACTGCCTGAGACCTTTTCTATATCCATCAATGAGTTTAGTGCGGCCTCTAGCATCGACTCACCGGACTCTAGCGTATAGTCCTCAACGCCCTCGTTGATAATGATCACTCGGTCGGGGTGAATGTTAACTAGACGAGTAGGCTTGGCAAGGTTTGTCTTATCAGCGACTGAGCTGTATTCGGTAAATGAGTACATGGTCACGTCGCCGTAATTCTCACTAGTCTCATCCTGGTTCCACTCTATGGGCTCTAACTGGTCTTCCCATACAGGGCGGATACGGAATATCGAGAACTCATTTAATGCGCCAGTTACTGGCTGGTCCATCTTTTTTGCATCACGAATACTCAGGATTAGCGCGGAGTATTTACCAACCAGATTGCGCTTGTCACCATCCTGAATCTTTGGCCACCACGTTTTCAGGAAGTCATCAGCAGCGAGCTCATTATCAGACCGCTCGTCGTCGCTATCCTCGATATCACCCTCGATAACCTGTGGCATCGTCTGAAACGTACCTTTGTTCAGCTTTGATATAATCGCACGGGCTACAGGGTTGCGGCGGTATAGTTGATAGAATTGCTCAAACACAGGATGATCAATCCATCCGAATTCTGCATATAGGCGGGTGTGTTTGGTATTTATGTTAGACCCAGCCAACATCATACGCTGCCTCGCAATGGTTTCAGCGGCAGAGTTGGCGGCCATTGTAATTTCGTTGACTGTTAGTGACATATAATAGCCTCATCGGTTAATGAGGCTATTATACATTGAGTTGGTGTTATGGGCTATTCTGGCGCGTTATCCATTAGTTTCTGGATTTCTGCTTTTGTTAGTGGGGTCGCAGTTCGCCAATTACCGCCAGAGTTATCAACAAACTTGCTCAACAAGGAATCCTTGTAACCTGCAATGCTAATAACTAGCTTATAGTCATCAAGAGCATCAGACACATAGCACAACACGCCACCTGCTGGGATATCTTCATACCACTCAACCTCACGCTCGACTTTGCGGTAAATTGGATCGTTATGACGGTGCATCGATATTGCACCATACACATCAGTCTTTTTCCTCTCTTTAGTTTCAACATGCTCAAGATAAAGGCTATCACCATTCTCACACGCTAAAACCAAATCAGATAAACTACTAAACTCACATAGCACATACTCAACCTTTGTGCGTGGCTTTAGGTCTTTATTGTGCTTGCCAGTGATGAATCCAATTATCTTTTCTTTAATGGATTTACTAGCAGCATAAGCAGCGGCAGCAGCAGCAGAATCAGCGGCAGCAGCAGAAGAATCAGCGGCAGCAGAATCAGCGGCAGCAGCAGAAGAATCAGCGGCAGCAGCAGAAGAATCAGCATAAGAATCAGCAGCAGCATAAGCAGCAGCAGCAGCAGCTTTGCAAGCCTTCCTGTTTTCTTCCGATGGTTTTTTTAGCCAAGCCTTTGCAGCCTCAATTGCTTTCTTTGGCGCATCACTGCTTCCTGTGTAAAGGTGGATAACAAGCTCTGCGCAATTAATCGCAAATTCAACTTTTTCCGCGTGCGTGTAATCACCAATCCATTTTTTAACATTCGAATAATTAAAATTCTCAACTGTCACTTCATTTAAATCAATCATCACTTACTCCCAATATTTTGAATTGACATCCAGTGCTATCTTTAAGTTTTTGCTTCAGACTCTCGATATCCTTATCACTCCACCATGACGTATCGAGGACTATTGTTGACTTTTCTGATAACTCAACCATCTTTGACAGCGTCGGACACTTCTCCATAGCATCAGCCACAGTCATGACATAACCTGGGCCTAACTCTGACTCTACCTCTGAGAGAATTTGGGATTTGGTGTCAGTCATCAATTGATTCCTCGTGCTTCTTCAGAATCTTCCTGGCGTGCCACTGGTCCCCATGCTCAGCCTGATTTATTTCGCATTCATCCCATCTTTCAATCATATGCCTAAGAGCTCCAGCAAGCTCCGCCTTATCGTCATTGAGTTGTTTTATCGCTGAGTCTTTTCCAGAAAAGTACTCGATAGCGTTATTCCAAACCGCGCCAAAGTTTTTATCTGACTTCCGTGTATCATCAGAAGTACCTCGACATTGAGACCATGCGCAATCATCAGATGCCTCGCACAGCTCCTCTAAAATATCCGTCGTATCTTTTTCTTTGTTCATCTTCTCCACTCCAATAAAAAACCCGTACAGCTATTATCAGCAATACGGGTTGATTTGTATAACGGGAAAAATCGATTGATTTGAGCGGTTAGTTTCTAGCGAGTCGATTACAGGAATACGAAGCCGCCTGCGCTTCTCTGGTTTTCAACTACCGCCAGGTAACGAAATGCATCAGCGCCGTGTGATGACCAATCGTGAAGTGGGCTATCTCGCCAGCAGCCTAGCTTATCATTCCACTCCTTGCGGTATGACTCTAAACACTTAACGCCCCGTTCCGTTTCCTTTTCGAAGAACACGCACTTAGGTAGTAGTTGCCTTACCATCTCTATGCCATCATCGATACCCAACTTTGGAGCGACATCAAAGTTGATTGAGTAGGTCACACCGCCATATTCAACACCCTCCTTAGCTAGCTCCTTGCGGGTCTTACCTTTGGATGCAAACTCTCGGTTGTTTATATCGTGCGGAGCCCAATGCTTACCATAGTGCCAACCGTTAACCTCCCCAATATCTTCAAGGTATTTTATGTAATGACCTAGCGATTCACCTGAGTTTTCGTAGTAGTGGATCACGTGTATTTCATCGCCAACATGCTGATAGAACCAAATAGATGTCGAATCCCCAACGCCGATATCCCAAGCTGTAAATACGTCAGCTTCATTCCCCCAGCCATCGCAGATACGGCCATCTTTGTATATGTCTTTAAATTGATTGGCGTAATACGCACCCTCAATTGCCTGCTCAAACGCCTCCTCTGGTGTGGATGGGTACTCTCGCTTCATTTCGTCGCCTTGATCGGCCTCGATTAGCGTGTACCACTTCTTTTGCCCGTCAGTTAACTTGATGCCTTTTTTGTGCTCTAGGATGTCAAAATAATCCAGCAGCCTAGAAGGTATATCCACATCCTCATCGATAAAGTAATTCGGATCCATCCACCATGAGAAGAAATGAAACTTGAACTGAAGCGATGCCGGGGTCTTGCCTTGCTGTTTTAGTTTCTGAGCAGCCTGGCAATAATCATAGAAATATCCCTGCTTCCCTTCAGCTGTGCTCTCAATTGTCTTTGTGCAGTTTTTACCGACAGAGTTAAACGCACCAGTTACAATCTCTTTCGCTTTCTCTGGGTACTTCTTGCATATTTTCCCGAACTCGCTGATATGGAGCGATTGCAAAGTCCCTCCACGGTAGCCGGTTGACACGCCAATCGATGATCCATTAGTGAAAACATAGCCGTTGTCTTTATCATTTGTCGGCGTCGGGAGCTTGTAGCCAATAGACTCAAGCAGCTTAATGATTGATGGCTTTATGTTCTGGTAAGCGAACCGGATCTTATTGCGGTATATATCCTTCGAGTCTTTATCGTTGTGAGCTATACACCCGGCAGAGAAATTTTTCTTAAATAAGCAACTATCAAGGTCGTGTATCATTTTCCACGTAGTAAACCCAAGCTGGCGAGCCTTAAGGATTATGTCGTTCTGGTGTGAATTCTTGTAATACTCAACCTGCGCAACGTTAGGAGAGAATCTTACTTTGTTGCCGTCCTTATCTTTAATGAAGTAAAACGCACAAAGGCGGAAGAACTTCAGTCCTACCGCCTTCTTGAACTCTTGCTTTGTAAGGTCTCTATTGTTGAATTTGTAAACGTAATATAGAGCCTGCTCTACCTCGTCACTCTTCGTCATCAGCAGCGTCGCTTAATAGCGATTCAAAATCATCAGTTAGAGCAACCTCAACCTGCTTGGCTGCGTTATATCCGGCCAGGTCCGCAAGCTGTTTCATTGCGGCCAATGGTGAGTGTTGCTTAATCTTGAATCCATCTTTCCCCGCCGTCACCTCTGCAATTGATGCCATTGCATATGGGTCTTGCTCGGCTGATTCTTTAATTGACCAAAGTGTTTGTTCAACCTCCTCACCCTCAGCGTTCGTAGATCGCCCTGTGCGCCACTCAATTAAATCTGACATATTTACACGGCTAAGGTTAGATAGTCGCTCTAGCATCTCCTGACGACTCATAACGGCACATTTGACCGCTTCTTTCTTCATACTATCAACGAAAGCCTTAACCTTAACATCCCTTAACATGCGGCTTACGGATGCCTCTCCAGACTCTCTGGTTTCAGACTTGCCACCAGCTTCAACATACGCATCAATATTACTCATCCCTGAAATGACGTTAACGGCTACTTTTTGCTGAAGTGGCGTTAACTTATCGAACAACTCCTTTTGCTCATCAGTCATTTCAAAGTTATTCATAACTCATCACCTAAACCTATAATAACCAACCCATTATACCACCCACAATCAGGCAGATACAAAAAAGGCCGCATCCTGCTTTTGTGCATAGCGACCTTTCCGCGTTATTCAAAATCCTTTTCATAACTCTAACTCTCCAGTTAATCGTCGAAATTTAATGTCTCCGCTGTGTCGTCTTCTGGTAGCTCACCAAGATCCATTTCTTCTTTAATCTCCGCAAGCCACACCATAAAATCTTTGAACTTAGCTTGTAACATAACTAACCACCACTTGAATCAAGCGCTCTTTGCGCTATATCATTTCGACGTTTGTTTTCACGCCAGTTAAGAAATAGGAATAAAACACCAGCAAAGCATGAGACTGCTGTCAGGCTAAGAGATATGATTGTTGAGTTCTGTGTCACCCACTGAGTAAGCCCACCGCCTATAGACCCTCCAGTAAGAACCGCACCAATGGTGTTACTGTTTTGACTCATCTCCAACCCCCTTCAGCTCATCAGATTTGTTTCTCCTCTTGTATATCATTCTGATGTTTATCCCGATGCAAATCAATGTTGCCAGCTGCACTATTACAAATAGATCCACCGGCGATATACCAATAAGCAGCAACAGTTCAGTCATTACCTAACCCTATGATTGATTGTTATGCGATTATATCATAAGGGTTAGGGTTGGCGGTAATTGTCGAGCTCCTTACCAAACGTCTTGCATCCCGATTAGTTCCGGCTCTATGCCAGTAAGTTTTTTAAACTTGGTGGATTTGTTTTTTACATCCTTAATCCACTCATCAAACTTATCAGATAATGGCTCTACGTCCTTGATTGCAAATCCAATAACCTGAGATCGTTCGTCTGCATCATAGTGAAAACTATAAGTTTCCATTTCTTCACTTTCATACCAGTCATAAAACTCTTCGTGGTAATTACCGTTAACACCAAACATCATACAGTCATCATCACACTTTTCTACCGCGCTTTAACCTTGCTTGCATTGGCTCCGATAATCATTCCACCCGAAATATCAATACCCATCACACCATCTCCAAATCATCAACATATACCGTTATCTCATACTGATTGTCACATTCAGATATCATCTTGAACTCAAAATCAGCAAACCTCCCGATAATTCCATCAAATCGATTCTTTTCAATAAACATCAATTCAAGCAATCTCTTTCCATCTTTAACGCTTACCGTCATAAACCCGTAGTCATCATCTAGGTTAAGCAGTAAACCACCATATCTGCCATTCCTGCGACCATTGCGGCCACTTCGATTACCTCTCCTGCCGCTCCTCCCACCACGTCGGCCGTTCCTTGAGTTTCTTCCAGTCCTTGTGAATGGGTCGGTATCACCTATCATTCCAAAGCTGTACATGTTCATTTTTGTTTGTATCGTTGTTCTTGATTGACTGAGTAGTCGCATTATTGTCTGACTGGTTTCTTGTCCAACCAGTGCAACTATCAGTATCGTTAACATTATTCGGGCCGTTCGCTTATTCCACTTCATTATCGCCAACCTCCCACCACTCATCAGAGGTCTTATCTTTCTCCATTATCTTTATCTCAGGCTGTGGCTTTACGTTTATCCATATAGCCACGGCAACCAAACAACCAACCATAAGCATTAGTAGATATAATCCTTCCATGGGCCTTAACCTCCAAGGTTCAATTGAGCCAGCTTGTTAACTGGCTTCATGGTTTATGTTTTACTTATTGTTTGGCCAGTTAGACCAATCTTTTGCCCACTCATGATAAAACTCAGAATTCGTATACTCACCAGCAACAACAGAAGGAACCGTTATAAACGGGAACATAATTGCAATGCACGGGTCTTTTGGCATCATGTAAAAGTTTTCCTTTAAACTTGATAACTCATCCTCCAACTCCTTAACCCGCAAATGGTTAGCTTTAGTGCTGGCGCTGATTTGGCTGGCCTTATATTTATCAGCACACGCCTCGACTGCGGATATTGCATCATTAAGCAGTACTCCAGAGTCTTCACCATAGCATCCATCTTTACCATATTGGATTTCATGCCCATCAGTGTCGTAACGCTCCTGAATCGCCTCCACCAACAACTCTTTTAAGTTCATATCTATCCCCTTACCCTTCTAATCAATTACTGTTTTATTAACTTACTTGGCTGTCCGCTAAAGGCTACTTACTGCACTCATAAGCAAATGCCAAAATCAGGACTGGAATTACTATTGCCAATGGGATCCAAATCGGAGACAGTACCCACCACCAAGACCAGTCAATGTTATCAGTCAATTTCAGACCAATGAATAGCACAGCTAGCAACCCAGTAAACCCGATACCACCACTTGAATTTGTTGTCTTACTCATAACTTACTCTCTTATCTGTATGTTTAATTTAATCGCGGCAACTTAACCGCATCGGCATAAGAGAAAACACGCTCTTTTGCCAGTTTAAATGAAATATCAAACCACTCACCGGAAATCAGCCTGTCTGATAGTGATTTGTGGCATTGCTTTTCAATTGCATGTGCGATTGATGATGATTCCACCTTGTGGAAATAAGTTTCTTTTATGATCTTTCCGGATATCGATGCAACAGACGCGCACCGCTTTTCTGGATTGTCAGACTTTCCAATCTTTACAGTTCCGTCGGTGCACTGCATTACATAAACAAATGAATCTTTTTTATCTTTAGTAAAATCAACGCAATTTAATAAATATTCATATACATCTTCAGGGCTATGTGCGCATTTATTTAGACTTACAGCTGATAAATATGACATCGCAATCGGCTCAACATCATCATTAGATAGAAACCCAGAGTCAATCCCAACCCTTACAGCACTAACTATTGCTTCCAAGTGCTCTATTGGTGTCTTGTCTTTCATTTCTTTACCGCTAAATGGATGTATCATTATATTTCTCCTTTGCTTCCTTTAACTTCCTTTGAAATGCTTTCTGCTTGCAGTTATTGCTGCAATACATCGCACGACTTGTACCGTGAAACTGTTTACCGCAAAACTGGCAAGACTTTAACTCGATTGCCATTTTGTACCCCTTGTTAACTCTACATGGTTAATATTAACTGCTTACGGTTATTAATCAATACTAATTAGTTATATTAATATCGATTTTTAGACACAAAAAGGCCGCTAGGAAATTCCAACTAGCGGCCTCTTCTCCACACATTTTCAAATGGCTCCGGCTCCCTACCGGCGCAAGTGGTAACAGTGCCTCACGGCATCGGTGCGCATGTAGCGGTAACTCACGCTATATACTGATTTGGCTCACCTCCTTCCGAAGGCTTCCATTCCTCTTGGTAACTAATATCTAGTTTAGTTGGTATAATGTCATGGCCAAAGATTGTTTGGTAATTAGAGAGGTTTCACTTATGCAGCAACATAAATTCAGCCAGTCCAGCCTAAATAAGCTTGCTCAGTGTGACGATGATTTGCAACGTGTCGCACACATGGCCCTGAAGTACTCAAAATATGATTTCGGCATTAGTGAAGGGATTCGAACTATTGAGCGCCAAAAGGAAATGATTGATCACGGAAAGTCTCAGACAATGAATAGCCGGCACTTGCCTAACGATTACGGTGTTAGTGAGGCTATCGACATCAAGATTTATCGCAATGGCCAAATTACGTGGGATCCAAAGTACTTCCGTAAAGTTGCCGGTGCATTCTTCAAAGCAGCCTTTGAGCTTGGTATCCCTATTGAGTGGGGCGGTCATTGGGAGAGCTTGTTTGATGGCCCTCACTTTCAACTGTCTAAGAAGGTGTGATTATGGACTGGCTAAAGAAACTTGCAGGTTATGCGCCTGATATAGTAGGGGCTATTGTTAGCGGTGGAGCAACGCTTCCAGCAACCGCCATCCGTATAGCATCAAAAGAACTTCTTGGCTACGAGACGGATGACCAGAACGTACTAGCAAAGGCCGTTGAGGCAGCAACTCCAGATGAGATGCTTAAGCTAAATCAAGCCAACAACAACTTTGTAATAAGAAAACTTGAGCTGCAAAACGAGGAAATGGCAAGCGCTAGGAAGTCATACGCAACAAACCATAAACAGGCCGACGATATAGCTAAAAGTGTAATGCGATTTAATGTTATATACGTTGTCTTGGTTGCGCTCGCTCAAATCGCCGCAATAACTCTTACCGAGCTCCCAGATGCTGCAGTGGTTGTTATAGGAAATGTCTGTGGATGGATAATTAAAGGGCTTCTTGATGAGCGAATACAGGTTTGTGGCTTTTATTTCGGTTCGAGTATTGGAAGTAAGACAAAAGACAAATAAACAAAAGGCCTCGATATGAGGCCTTGTTTTTAACCAGCAATCAACCATGGTCCGATCGTAAATACACCATAAAATATTAAAGCGCACGCAACATACCCAACAACCTCTTTTGCGTTGGGCCAATCACGCCCCTAACGGCTTGCGTTTTTACCTTTACCCTGCAATAATCATTAACATAAGTTTTCATTGATATTCCTTACTCTATCTCCAAACCCTAGCCTATTAGCCCAGACCGATCATCTGGGCTTCTTTTTATCTTCCGCAAACAAATGCAATGTGAGCATTTGTAATCATCTCGAAACCGTTAGGTGTGTATCTGTCAATCATCACACACCCGCCAAGCGACCCACGAAAAGTGACAGACCAAAAAGGCTTTTTATCTATACCGACAGATAGTGAATAACTTACAAACTCCAACCCTCCCTCGATCATGTTAGTCAAGTATCGCTGCACCTCTCGGTACTTGTAGTCTTCGCTTAGTTCTTTTTCTTCTACTGTTTGCTCAATCATCGCAACACCCCTTCAAGCTTAGCCGCAACAGCTTCGATGTGGTTGTGGATTGCATCTAGATCCAACACCGACTGATTAGAAAGCTCATGCTTAATTGCGCCACGTACAAGCATGTCAAACTTTGGATAATGCCCGATGAAAGAAGATTTAACGGTACCAACCTTCTCAGGCGCAACACCTTCACCAGCCTCAACCACTGATAACGAGTAAAGCGTAAATTGATGCTTATCGCTTGTTACTTTGTATTCTTCTGTTTCAAAAATCATTCTCTATCTCTCCGTTGTTTGTGTGCTGTTATTATCTTGTATTAACTTCAACTTGTCCTTTCGGTTATTCCTCCGTTTGACGCTTTAACCTCGAATATTCCGAGTCTTCTGGATAAGTAAGCAGCAACCCTTTCTCCACCGCCCAATGAGAGTGCTTATCCATCATGAACAGAAATCGACTCTTCTGCATATCTCTGGTTAGCTCTCTAAGGCCTTTATCGGTTGCACCTAGCCAATGGCTCACAAACATTGCGTGAGCGTCATCAGGTTCCACTTGGCGCGTGTGAATGACCTTTCCGTGCTGGTTCTTTACTTCTATCCTCGCTCCGTTGTTATTCATCCACTCTGCAGTCTGAGGAATCCAGAACCCCCACCATAGCGCATTCATTGATTTTGTCCTGGTGGCTTTGGTAACTGTTGTCACCTTTGCCTCTCCACCAGCCTCAACTATCTGGTCAATCTCCTGACCAAGCCTTCCAACCTCTTCGGCTATGTTAAATTGGTTTATGATCTGCTCAAGCGCCATTATTTCATGCTCTCCCTGTGGGTTATTTACACTGTAACAAGATCGTTAATTTCTTTTATCAGATCATCGAATTTGTATTCTGATGGTTTTGGTTTCTTGCGCAGCTTGTCTTGAGTTGTGATCACGGTTGATACGCCTTTATATCCACCATCAAGTCGATATGCCAAATCAACAACCCCAAGAGTTGTTCCATCTTTGAAGTTAACTCTTATTGGCCCTTTTATTATCTCAATGATTACCGTTTCCTCTTGATTGCCTGTAGAACCGGAAAGAACATAAACCTCTTCTCCAGCTTCAAATAATTTTGCGCTCATTCTCTATCCCCTATATGACAATCTAAAAAATACCCATCGGAACAAATTGAACCTTGTGATTAAAGAAATCCCCATCACCGCTAGCGTGAACCTCCCAACAATGACCGCTATCAACCTCCTGAATCTCTGCATACGTGCCATCTTCATACGTGACTACATAATCATCTGTTAAATCATTGTTCAGAAAATCACACATAGTCTCGTTATTGTCAGAGTGAGACTCTTCAGTTGACCAGTAGTAAAATTCATTATCTGTTATCATCACTTACTCCACTATCTAGTTTATTTAAAATAATGCTTCTTGATCTTTAGGGTGTTTACGGGCCTTCGGCTTTCCGTACGAGAACGGCTTTCCGCCAACCTTTTTAGGCTTCTTGAACTTATACTTACCGTCGTGATGCTGTGCCCAAATCATACCGGCATGACACAGGCTATCGAAATACGGGTCTTTAAGGTTCCCTTTTTTGAAATGCTCAACTCCTTTTTTTGCCGCAGTCAGTGCTGCTGATGGGTTGCAGCCATCGGACTTTAGGTAATCAAGAATCTGATCGTGAATCATTTGCTCTATCTTGTTCATCATCTCTCTCCAGTGTTTAGTGGTTATTTACCAGCCATTCCGAGTATTGTCTTTCTCTGGCGGTTTGGCTGTTTTCGTATCTGATCTATCTTGTCTTGCAGTGGGTTTGCATTGGTACTTGTTATGGATTGCACCGGCGCGTCATGCTGTCGACCATGCTCATTGCAGTAATCAAGTAACCACTGGTTGGCGACATTTCTACCCTGTTTTAAGTAAACCTCTCGATACTCATTACAGGCCAGCTTCCGAGCTTCGAATGCTAGCCTTGATAGCTGTCTCCCCCAACCAATCACGATCACCTGTTTTGTAAAACTCTGGATAGGTCAATTGCTCTTCTGACCATTCGTGAAATTTAATGCTCATTGACATCACCAAGATCTGGAAGTCCATGATCTGCGCGGAATTTATTCATGCCATCAACAAGAGATTTCATTTGTCCTTTCGATTCTTTCTTGTGATTCTCGATTTCAGCAATTCCAGGCAAGCTGCTTGGTAACAATTCGATAGGCGTTCGTTCGAATGTTTCATAAAGACTAATAAACTCCTTCCTCTTCCACTGCATTTCACTTTCAAGGCTCATGCACAGTGAGCGCCAGCCGCCCATATTCTTTACCGCAGCAAGAGCTTGCTTATCTTCAAGCTCAAGATTGCTATATGCACCACCGCGACGAATTGCGTTTTCCACCTGCAGCCATGCTAGAGCGGCTTTATCCTCAGCGCTTTGCTCGTTAGCTGACAGTTGACGAACAATATCTGCAGGCTTAGGGAAGAATGTGCCGTGTTTAGGATCAACTAGATGCTTACTGAATGCTGCAGCAACATCATCAATTGGGTATGACTGCAGTGCGCCGAAGTAGATCTGCAGTAATGGCTTGGTTACTTCCTTGCCATAAGTCTCGCCCGCACCAACCATTAAAGTTTTAAATTGGTTCTTATCTTGCTCGTTCATTACCAGTCGCCTTCTAGGTTATTAAGGTTTTTCTGCGTTACTCGTGATAACCCAGATTGTTGAGCATTCCCCAGCCCGTTACCTCCCTTGTCCTGAGCTCGCTTAAGCCATGCATTGATAAACCGCTTGATGCCCGATGCTGTCTTACGGTTTTGAGTGTTAGCGTCACACCATCCGATCATCGCTCGGAGCTCTGCAGAAATATCGACTGCAGGATACAACTGAATGTATTTATCAATGTCTGATTGAGTTACACCATGCTCACCAGAGTTAAGCGGAATGAACATCACTGCAGGCTCTGTTACTGCAGGCGTGCTAGCTTTTGGCTTCGCCTTCTTTTTGCCTTTGTTCAAATATGCTTCGAGAGCTCGGTTTAGTATCCAACTTCCCGATCGGTCGTCATCCTTGCCTGCAGCAATGGCAGATTTCCACAGCTCGTTATCCAACATTACGTTTGTTCTACAAAGCCCCACTATATCTACTCCCGTGTAATTATTGTGTAGTTGGTACATACATTATACACACCCAGAATTAAAATAAAAGGGAAGGTGATCACTTCCCTATCTTTGCTTTCTCAAATATCAATGACTGCTCAAAGTGCAATAGCTTCGACTCGAGCCGCCTTATCTCATCACTGGCGGCTATCTTGTCGCTTGTCTCTTTGCTGTATATGAGTTTGTTTTTCTGGTTCGTTATCTTCTTATTAGTCTTTGCTATGTACTTTCTTAGTGTTAATGGGCTAGGCATTTTTCATTAAGTCACTCTTCATGAATAAAATCCAATGCGTGTCAGCACTTTTACCAGCCCGTTTATGCCCTATCATTGGCTTGTAATTGCAGCAATCCAACACCTTGCTTACCGGTATTTGCGTCTCATTCCACTTAAAGACCAAAACGCCATCAGTTTCAAGCACGCGAAAGCACTCAGCAAACATATCGGTTAAATATTCAGACCAATATTTTTCTCCCTTTGGTAATCGACCGTACTTAAGCACCTGCCACCCAGAATCGCCGCCAGTATCAAAGTGTGGCGGATCCAAAACAACAATTTTAAATTTATCGTCTGGCCAATGCATCTTTGTGAAATCACCGATAACATCAGGCTTAACCACCAACTGACGACCATCACAAAGGGTGGTGTCAAGCTCTCGCTTGTCTTGAAAAACCGTCAATGGGTTATTCCCGTCAAACCAAAACATTTTTGATCCGCAACATGCATCCAGAGCCTTTTTCATCATTACTTTCCTTTAGGTAATAGTTCATCTAAGACCTTAGCAAGCTTAAAGCAAGCCAAGCATTTTGTTTGTTTTTGCAAATTCGCCATATATTCTTACCGCCGCATCATCGTAGGCTTTCGCTGCATCTTTTATGTCATCGTAAACACCTAGATAAACACGCTTCTTATTATCTTTAATCTGGGCGTGCCATTTCCCGCAAGACTTGTTCCAAGTCACCCCTTTGTAACCGCTGGTGTTAGCCTTATTAATCCCAGTATTGGCATTATTCTGACTCTGATTGCAAGGCCTTAGGTTTTCTATAGCGTTGTTTTCCGGGTTGCCATCAATATGATCTATGTAGTTCGGATCCTCACCTGTAGACAACCAGTAAACAATTCTATGGTATGTATTTTGATACTTTCCATGAAGGACAATATCGTAACCATCACTATGCTTTGTTAAGGACATCTTTTTACCGTCATTTCTAACTAAAACACCGTCAACAAGTGATAAGCTATCAACGGCATAGGACATACTCATTCGCCCACTTCTCATAAAGTTTCCTTTTAACAATAAGGTCAATTAAGACCTTGTCCTTGAAATACCAAAGGGTCATTTAATTTAAAAGAATGGATGGTTTAGTATCAGGCCATATTTTAGATGTTCGCACATCAGTCCGCTTTCGCTTTCAAGGACACCAAGCTCTGTTTATCGCGTCTTAACGTCAAACGATCCATTCCAGATAAATTGTCTTGTTTGGTCTCCGGTCAACTCCGGCAGTATGGGCGGATAGCTACTGTAGGCTAAGGTGTGAACTCAGTGAAGAGGCTTAGAAGGGATTTATGCCTGCCGCAGGAGGTTAGTTGTTATCCTGCTTTGTGCGTTTAAGTCTTCGCTAGACTGCTGCCAGTAACCAAAAGGCCATCTAACAGGCATAAAAAAGGGCTTAGGTAGTAACAACCCCGTTTGAAAGAGGGGCACAACCTGACAGACCAAAGCCCACCGAGATTGCTACTAACTAAACCCTCTGTCATTGTTTTCTAAGCGGTCTTTCAACTCCGCTGCACCAAAAGGTACGTATGTATTATATCAACTCCTTGATCATGTTTTCAATGTATAACGTAAAAATTATGCGTATATTCATCACCAGTTTCCTCCTTACCGTCTTGGCAGTGTGTGACAGCACTCCCATAATCCATTTTTTGCGAGTAATAAGCCTCTCCAGACTCGACCTCGATAATCTCAATCATGTAGCTAATCACTAAACCACTCCTTTGTTACTTAGCTCAACTATCCGCTCACGCCAGTAGTTAATCCATTCCGGCGATGGCGCCATAGCCTCAGCTGTCTGCTTGATAGTCATGCCAGAGCTCAACATGTCGGATACACGCTTGATTTTGTGGTTGTGAGCATCGAGCTTGTCACGTAGTTCCTGGCAATCTTCGTAAACAACCCATCCGTCCTTTGTGCTTTTCTCGTATGACTTGGGTTCGCGTTCTTTTAATACGCCGGACTGCTTTGCTATTTCATGCTTGAGTGCCTGCGTATCAACACCTAGGCACTTTAATGTATCTGACTTACTGCTTATTACCCCTGATATTTCGGATGAGCTGACGCGCTTCTTTGATGTCTTCCTGAGTACTGCGATTTCACTTATGCAGCATCTGGCTATCGATGCTAGGGCGTTTTGGGCTGCGTAATCAATCATTAGAACACCATGTCTTTTCTGAAGTACGGTTTACGTTCGATCACACCTCGAGATTTTAGCTCTTTTAGTTTGTAGCTAATACTCCAGTATGTTCGGCCCATAGCTTCTGCTATCTGGGAAATTGTCATATCACCCATTATGCCGATTAGTTTATTTTCTTCAGTGGTTGTCCACATAGTTATCCTTATTAGGCGCGTTAACGCCTCTGGTTATTTGGCTTCAGCTCTTAATCTATATTGAGTTATTGCTATAGTTCGTTCAAATGTTATAAGCCATTCCATTTTTTGGAATGATTTCGCTGCGTTTATAGCTAACCTAGAGTAGGTAATAGCATTTTCTAGCTGTTCTTTTGTATTGCATGACCAGATCACATCAATTACTTTTCCTTTTAGGTCACTCATCTCTCACTCCTAATAAACATCACTTAAAACAATATCGACACATCAATTAAAATGGGAATGTTTCGCCGCACTTGTCGCACATGTACGGATCTTTATTGTCATCAGTCTTAACTCTACCTATAAGAATTCCGCCATTACATGCTGCACACCTAAACCCTGCGAAATCATCCTTTACAACCTCTACTGGCTCCTGCGAGATATCAGTATCACTCCACATTTCAGGAGTTATTACCGCCGGTGAATATGTGGTTGGTTTAATTACTTTTCCAGTGTCGGCGCATTTCATCACAAGGATTTCTCCGTTCTCAACAAGCTCTGCGTTAGGGTATCGACGCTTTGCCGTCTCAAGCTCTGAGCTGGATGACCAAAGAACTTGCTTGCTCATATTGCTCCTGTGAACCTCCGCGAGCGCTGCTTCGACGTTTACGCCGCGCTCGCGTAGCTGTTGGCAGGTGATATAAATAGTGTCGATGGCCTCTTTTATGATGCAATCTGAACCTTTATCAAAATCTATATCAAAACTAAGCTCTTCAACCTCATCGCTAATTAGTTTGTACATTGAATTAAGATCGTGATTAACTGGCTTTTTTGTTAGCCCATACAGCTCGTTAAACTCATCAAACATTTTATTTAAACTCATCATCTTACCCCTTTAATGCTTCGTAAATAGTTAACTAACTCGGTTGTATCTGTATCGCTTGACCTCTGTGTATCCTTTGTAACTCGGCGTATCTCCTCAAGTTCGGCGTGGTCGTGCTTTATTCGGCCTTTCCTGTCATTCCACACCCTGCCAGATGTGACCACCTTTAGGCATTGAACTGAATCGTGTCTTATTGCCTCTCTGGAGTAACAATCGACCCTGTTCTGAATGTAACTTACGAATGCCTGGTTGATTTGCCGCATATTGTCGAATGTGTCCGTCATGAATAATTTAGCGGCGGAGTTCATTAGCTGCTCATATTCACTCATCGCATTACCTCTAAAACTTGGCCTTTATCGTAAATATTCTTCCAGTCGCCAATCCGTAATCGTTCGGTTATTTCTGTGTCACCCTTAATCATTGACCACATAACAGACTCTGGGCATTGCTTGAACTTCGCACCAAACCCGTTAGCTATGTTTCTTAGAGCCTTTGTTACCTCTGAATACTCACTGCCTGTCATTAATGTGATGCCTATGCAGCTCTTTGGCTTGGTGCATGGGTCCATGTTCAGCATTTGGTATGCTTTAACAACCTGTCGCTCAGTCACACGTAGATGAATTGAGTATTGTTCTATTGGCCATAATGGGTGCCTTATGATGAATAGGCATATACGGCGCTGATCTGCGTTCATCCAACTCATTCTCTCCCCCAGTATTTACCTTGCTTGAACTTCCATACTTCTGGCGCATTAAGGCCGTAGATCATTATTTTTGTCACATCACCACAAGGAACTTCGCGGTATTTTGTATGGGCCTTATCAAGATTTGCTTTGAATTGCGTTAGTGTTAGTACTCTCATAGCTTTATCCCCTCAAGCTTGTTAGTGAAGTAACTCAAACCTTTCGTGGTTACCCGGCCTTGCGTGTATTCATGGCCAGTGTCGCCATTAACTCCGGTGTGCATCTTGAATAGGCCTTGAGTTATATACCGTTGATAAGGCGTATTTAGCTTGTCGATATATCCATTGTCACGTAGCCATGCAACAAACTTGTTAGGGCGTTGCTGTATCTTCTTGCCAGCCTCTTGGTATTTGTATGTGTGCTCAGACTGGGTTACAGTATCGTGGAACTCAACTTTCGGTTTAGCTTCTTCAATTAGCTTGGCTTGGTCGGCGGCTAATTGGAGGGCTTCCGCAAATGTTTGGGGTAGTGCTGGCTTATTACCGCCCTCTAGCTCATGCCATCGCTCAATAACCCTCATTCTTGCCTTTACCGAATACCCAGTAAGAAGGCAGTCAGTATGCTTCCTGTCTAAGTAGATCATTTCGCAATAACCGCGACCATCATGCTTAAGTGTAATTCCGAACTTTGAATCATGGTACACATCTGTACCATACCCAAGCTGATCGGCCATTGACTTAATATCCCTGTGAATCGTCTTCTTTTCCTTGCCGGTCAACTCCGCAATCTCTCGGCTGCTCATTGTTATGGCTTGGCTCTTTATCATTAAGTTCATTGTTTTTTCTCTCTCTATAGGCCTTTTGTTTACAAGCTTCTGAGCAATACTTCCGCTTTCCAGCGAACTGCCCTAGCTCAGTAGGGCACATCAAACACTTCAATACTTACTCCTGATAAGATTCGATTTCTTCTTGATCTGTCGTCCAGTAAATTTTACCAGCGACGCGGCTTGAGCGTTCTAGCATTTCAATATTCTCATATTCAACTGGAGCTTCTAGGTTTAAGTTTGCATCCTCAACAGCATCAAATAAAGTCTCTCCAGTGCCAAATATTGCGTAACCGTGCTGGATAATTGCGTATGTCATGATGTTTGCCTCGTTGTGTATTTCGTTTCGATGCAATAACTATAGCGTTACGTTAATCGTAACGCAAGTAACGATTTGAAATATAAAACGCACAAAAAAGCCGCTTAGGTTATAAGCGGCTGGTTGGTTAGTCTATCTCTTTGCACTTCTGTTTGTATGTTTTGATTATCTTTTTGCAGTCATCGATAGTGTGCTTTGCTGGTTCGTGTGGCCCTTCCAGCCATTCCACTTTTTCTAATCCGATCTTCCTTATCAGGCTGGGCCTGTAGTTTGCTATATTGCCTGACAGGTGGTTATTGCATGGGGCGCATTGCTTGTGATTGTTGATCTCAATGAACCGCAATTCAGGGTTAGCTCCTACACTAAGGTAATGACCAGCATGATATTGCCCTTGATGATGCCTGCCGCAGCTTATACAGGGATCACCTTTATCTCTAAGGCGGATGTATCGGTTAAACCAGCATTGCGCATCCTTAAGCCACTGAGCTCTAGTCTTGATGCTTTCCTTTTTCTTTTTCGTCTCGGCACGTTGAATCTTCTGTCCCTGTTTAACCAGCTTGTCCTTATTCTTAACTTGGTTTTCAATCCAGTGATCGACATTGCAAAACGCCTGACACCCGACTATATGCATTGTTTCTGCTGGCTTCCTTTCCCCGCAGTATCCGCACTTGCGCTTACTGTTCGCCATGATTGAGCCTGTCTCCGTAGTGATTGAATGTGTTCCGCCTTGGTTTTATCACCCAGCGTTGACCTGGTTGCGTCGGCTAGGGAGTTTGTTCTACTGCTGATTATTTCCATTACATACCCTTAGCGTATTCATACGCCTCTATTTGTATCTCTACCATCCTTTTATCCCATACATCTTTACACCAGTTAACAAAGCTCATCTTTGTTCCTGATAGTCTCCAATCGTCTTCAAGCATTTCTCCAAACGCCTCTTTCCACTCTTCATAATTCATTGAAACATCTCCTTGCGTCACTTGACACAGAGAATCATAACCCATAATATTGTGTCACACAACACAGAGTTAGGGATTAAATATGAGCAACTTAGTTTACCAGCCATCACAGACTACGCACTGGAGAAATCTGTTTGAAAGCAAAACGATGCTTCTTGGCTCTCACAATCTTAATGAAGGCGAGGAGTTAGTGGCACAGATTAACCATGTTGCAATTCAAGAAATTAGAAACACAAATGGGAAAAAGGAAAAGGTACCGGTAATACAGTTTTTTAATGCGCCGCCTATGGTTTTGAATATAACCAACACCAGAACAATTGCTAGTTTGTATGGCGACAATTATGACGGTTGGTGCAATCAATACATTCAAGTTTTCGCAACAAAGGTCAAAGCTTTTGGCCAAGAGCAAATGGCACTTAGAATACGACAATCAAAGCCATCAGTCGGAGAGGATACGTCGGGTTATGAGCAGCAATTACGTGACTGCACTGATATTGGAATGCTTCAGAATGTGTTTATGGCAATACCTAAGCACATCAAGCCAAAGCTAAATGCACTTAAGAATGAAATGAAGGGGAAGCTAAATGCATAAGTTAAATGTCGAACAAGGTTCTCTGGAATGGCACGATGAGAGATTCGGATCGGTTACTGGAACAAGGCTTCAAAGTGCTATTGGTGCTAAGTGGGATGCTCGTAAATCATGCTGGAAACTTGGCGATGAGAAGGTTCAAAACACACTGATGTATGAGCTCCTATCTGAGCGTATGTCACAAAATGAGGTCGTAGAGCTTAATACATCAGCAGTGATACGAGGTAAGGAGCTTGAGCCATTCGCAATAAAGGCAGCATCAAATGAGAGAGAAATTGAATTCACAGAGTGTGGAATGCTTATTTGTGACTGGGTCGGCAACCTTAAGTTTTCTCCTGATGCAATCCACGAGGTCGGCGGTGTTATAGTTGGCGGCCTTGAAACGAAGTGCCCTAACGGTAAAAAGCATGTTGAATACTTACTTAACGATGAAGTTCCACGAGAATATTTCTGGCAAGTTATTGGGCCTATGATTCTATCTGACAGCGTCAAATGGTGGGACTTCGCAAGCTATGACGACCGAAATTATGAGAGAGGGCTATTCATTATTAGAACTTATAGATGTGATGTTGAGGACTTGATAAACGAGTCGCGTAAAGTGCTTCTTAAATTTCTTGGTAAGGTCGACGAGGTTCACATGGGGTTAACATTCTAATGAAAATAACATCAATCCCAAAGCTTATGAACGAGCTAAAGCTTAACGCATATCGACTTGCGCCCGTTATCGGAGAGGACAGGCTTTTTGTTAATGAGTTCAAGCTTGATTATGACAACGAAAAGCATGTTGTTATAGAGAAGGATGGCGAATATCAGCTAATGCACGTTACTCGCAAGCATAGAAATACAAGACACTCTAAGTGATGTAGGGCTTTTTATGTGCATACTACGGATATTCAATGGTTGAAAGCCGCGTATGGGTTAATTGTGTTGTTGGTTTGCAGGTTTTGGGTAATAGCCTTAAATGAAAAAAGCCCTCGGTGTGAGGTGAGGGCTTTTTGTTTATACGCTAACCAGGCAGACGCTTAAGTTTCTCGGTATTGTCCCGCTACTCAATTGAACAGATAAAACACCAGATGGGTAACCTACAGAGGTTAGCCCAGTTATATTGTTTGCAATTTCTATACAAATCCCTGTTCCAACATCGCACTGATATGTAGCCATGCCTCCCGAAGTTTTATCCTTAATAATTAACAGTCCAGATTGTGAAGCGGCATAACCTAAGCTAGTCCACGTTGATAGTGCAGTTACTTGTACCGTATAGTCATCATTTGTAAACAAACCATTGCTAGACTTGACCTCGGCGGCTGTCATATTGCCAGTGGTGTTATATGATGCATTTGAAACTATCGTGTTCAGATTCGGTAAAAAACGGTGAACGTTAATTGTCGCTCCGTTGAATAACTCCAAAGGATTTGAGCCATAATCAAGGAATGTGCCTAGGATGTTTATTGAACCCGTACCGGAACCTGTTGATCCAAATACGCCACCAGTACTTGATGCATTGATGAACGCTTCACCGCCTACCATGTTTAGAAAGCAAGGTGAGTCGATATCGAAAACCGGCACCGTGGTTGCATTCTTGACAGCAACATTATTGCTATCCCACGATATGTAGCTAAATGAAGTTGTACCATTAACCCATAAAACCCTGTGATCTGATGGTTGACTGCCGCCTGTCTCAATATCACAATATGCGACTTCAAGATTTCCGCCTTCTATAAGAAAATCAACAGTTGATATACCAGCAATCACACACCCGATAAAGCTAGTGCTGCCTGATGATGCGTTTTTCAGGTTCGCACCATTATCAGAATTAAAAAATCTACAATGATCAAATACAGTCCTTGCTCCAGCGTTGCTGTGTTGCTCTGCTGTCACACATGTTCCAGAAAAGAAGAACGAGCATGACTCAAATGTAAGATGGTAAGCGTTATCACCCAGAACTAGATCCGTTTCAAAGTCATGAATAATTACATCTTTTACAGTAACGTCATTTGACCCCTGTATGTCGTCATCATCAAACAAAACCCCCTGAGATCCTGAAGAGGCTTTGCCAGGGCCAATTATCTCAACTCCACTCAGCGGGTTAATACCGTTTAGGAATGGCGCGCCAGAAATTGTTCTGCTGCCCCCGGTTATTCTTACAGCAGCTCCAGATGTTACATCTGAGAAATCTAATATTGCAGATTGTCCATTTACTCTAAGCTGAGAAATATCATACTCAAACTGGCTCTGAAACTTGTATTTAGAAGCTGGAATAACTAACTCTTTAGTTTCCTGCCCAGATCTAAGATAGTTTTTCCCTGCTGCAAAAGGAGCATCATCATAATCTACGCCGTTTCCTTTCGCGCCCCAATCCTTGGCAGTCGGGGCTACCTTCATTATCTGCTCTAATTGAAAGCCAGAACCCTGAACAAACTTACCGCCATCAGCAGTGCCGGTCCCATCAGCTACAACATTGAAAAATAATACGCCTGAGTTATTGCCGGGCGCGTAATCATCAACAGCAATGCGATCCCCAACAGAAGTGCTATGCACGTTGAGTTCTGTGTATGTTCCATCCGTAAAGAGAGAAGAGAAAACTTTAAATGGCGATGGCCTTTGTATGCCATGCCCAGTTGCCACGCTCCCCTGCTCAAACTTCACAGAACCCAAAGGGGTTGGATTAGCACTAACATCTTCAAGCGCATCGGTTGTCACGGTGATACGGTATTCATCACCAACAAGCGCATAAGAAACGCCTCGAGTTCGTGGTTTGCCGTCAAAGTCAGCCACCGACGCAACAAAGTTGGTTAATCGTTCAAGGCCGCCTGAATTTGGTACGGGAAAATAAAAATCACCGCCAGAGAATGATAACCGTCCATCAATGTAAGTAAGGTTTGTAATGCCGGTTGTTTCATTGGCAAATACGCCAGAAAAGATTTCAAACGACGGCGGGTAGCTTCTAGGTGTCGCATCTGGTTGCGGCTGTGAATCGTCAGGTGTTTGAATTAAGAAGTTATGGTTTGAAAGCAGGTTTGCAAGAGACGCCCTGTCATTTACATACTGCTCTGTAACCTGATCGCTAGGGTATAGATTTGCACTATCACTTTGCGGGTCTGGGTATGCTACAGAGTCAACGATGTAACCAAGTGGGACAGATTGCTTTAGATACCAGCGCTCAATTGTCCCAGCCCTATCGTATGTTGTGTACTGATTGTAAGCTGTGTACGTTGGGTTCGTTGAGTACAGCCCAATATCTACACCATCAATTCCTGATATTGCAATGTCAAACTCAGACTCTTTTTGTGCGAGTGAGTTATCCCAGATTGACTCTCTAGCTGTTAGTGATGCATCGGCGTCGGCGTCCCAACCTGCAACGGCCGCGTCAAACTGACCTTGGTAATAGGTTATCAGTCCACCCTGCAGATCAAGCACAGCGTCGTTAGTCTCTGAGTACCAATAAACGGTTATCGTCTTAGGTGTACCAACGCTTGCCGTGATTGGCGGTGTGAACGTAATAGTGCCCAGTTCGTTACTTGTGATAGACCAATTAACTACACCGTCACCGTTGTCAGGAGGTAGGTAATCGCCATCAACATAAACTGATGCACCAAAAATCGCGCCGGATTTTGATACCGTTGATGTGTCAGATGTCAGATAGTAACGCTGAACCACGTTATTTGATGTTTGAGTGCCGATTTGCACATCAACAAACTCAAACGATTTACCGGAATAAGACGCCTTGATGTTGTAGGTGCCTGCGTCTGCGTAGAACAAGGCGTAACCGTCATCACCTGTTTGAAATGGGTTTGCCTTTGGAGCTCCGTCTTTATCTGAGTAAATAGGAACTAAGTCACCATCGTGCCTAACCTCTATCGATGAGAATGGCTGCTCAATGCCTTTATCTAAGACGAAAAACTGATATGCTGATTTCATTCTGATGCCTCTTTTATCTCACCATAATCGCCATTTATTGCCCGCTGGTATATCTCAACGCCGTGCGGCTCGCAGTCATTTTTGGATGCAGTGAACGGTATCCACCCAAATATATGATGATTAAATTCAAGATCTATGGTGCCATTTTTGTTTAACTTTAGGTTTCTCGCCTGAATCATTATGCCACCCTCAAGACTAAGCTTACGTTTAGGTCGGGGCCACCGCCGCTTATGTACCCCATAATGCGCCATGTCCCACTAAGCCCTCCGCCCAAGGCGTTTCCCTCGACATCGCTAGCAAATAATTGAGATCCAGCAACAAGAGCCCCACCAGTACCGCCCGTCCCTACATTAGCTTGCGCCATAACATAAGAACCAACAGCGTCAAATGCAGTCGCTGCAACCCTAGCAAGAACCCAGTTGACCTCATCCTGTCCAGCCTGAAGTTTTTCCGCACCAAGGGTGGAATTTGCGACTTTATCGTTTGTCACTGCGCCAGTGGCAATTGCTGCGTTTTGCACTTTTGGAGCTCCCGCCGCGCCCGCTGCTATTGCTATTGGGTTGTCGTAGAAAATCAACGCGTGCTCTGATTTACCAGCCTTGCCGGGCGCAACATCTTGAGGATCTAGTATTGTGAATCCCATTAAAAGTACCTATATCCGTCATCACCATTAGGCATTTTACCATTACTGTCGGCGTAATAGTAACCTGTGTCTTTTTCTTCTTGTGTGGCGCTGCTGTAATCTGGTGTGTAATCGCTAGGCGAGTATCTGATATACCTCAAAGAAACATCACCGGCATAGTCATAAAGCTGTGCGTCAACCTTCAGCTTATGACCCATAACTGAGTCCTCCTTGCTGATCACTTCGAATCGCCGCTCTATCTGATCACCAAACACATCGGTTAGATTTCTGTGTGAAACATCCAGAACATCACCAACCCCAAGCAGACCATCCTTATTATCAAGCTCGATGGTTACAATCCTTGGTGGGGTTCTGTATCTTGCTAGTAATCTAAATCCGAGAGTTAGCGCCTGCGTTGAGTTGTTTATCCATCTAGAATAGATCTTCATAATCCTAGGCTCACCATACTGATTATCAGACTCCGCATCCTCGTCAGCATTAACCTGTAGGTTTGTATAGTTTGAGTCTTTATCTAGGCTTTCAGTTGCATCGCGTCGACCAAAGAAAACCCAAACCTGCGTCTTTCTTGATTTATCATCAACGCTTTCTTTGTATGTTCCGGCAAGAATGCTCTCTGTGTCATTTATTTTTGTCACGTTGTCGCCTGGTAGCTGAAAGGGCTTAATCTTGATCTCTTGCTCGTAAGCGTCCCACCAAATATAAAACAGTGATTGCTGGGTAAGCTCAGAGACCAACTTGTTAACGTCAGCAGCCTCGGTTAGTAATGTGCTCACATCAAACGTGTTAATCCAAGGCTCACACTCAGCATCCCACGCGGCGTTATCGATGTACTGGCTTGGTATCTTTGCTGGCCCCTCGAG